ATATGGATTAGTACAAAATCCAGGACCAGGTGGTAATGATATTCCAGCTCACGTAACAAGTTCAAATCAATTAGATGCAAATAATGTTTATGATAGAAACGAATTTTACGGATTTGATTTCTCAAATCTTACATCTCGTGAATATCTTGCACCGATAGCATCTACTAATGATTCTGGTAATAATGTAACTATGTCACTTGAAGACCAAGTTGGTGATGCAGGTGCTAGTGAATTAAACGTTACTACGTTTTCTGATAGAACAGAAAAAATTACATTATCACTATCAGATGTAGCACAAAGAAAGTTCTTAGTCCCATTTCAGTTTGGTTTTGATGGTATAAATCCAGGTGTTGAAGTAAAAACTGGTGGAGATATAACCACATCAAATATGCAGGGATTTGATTTGTCAAGTTCAACTGCAAGTGGTTCCGTCGCTTTCAAGAGAGCTATAAACACTATTAGTAATCCTGATGAATTTGATGTAAACTTGGTGGCAATGCCAGGTGTAATACATGGTTTACACTCAACAGTAACAAACCACGCAATATCAAAAGTAGAAGCTAGAGCAGATGCATTCTTAATATTAGACGCAACTGGTCGTGATGATACAATTGATACGATTAAAACAAGAATAAAATCGTTAGATACTAATTACGCAGCTACATATTACCCTTGGGTTTATATTGAGGACGGAAATACCGCTACACAGATAGCAGTTCCACCATCAGTAGTATTACCAGGCGTAATAGCTTTTAATGACCAAGTAGCTTTTGAGTGGTTTGCACCAGCTGGTTTAAATCGTGGTGGATTAACACAAGTCACAAAAGCACAAAAGAAACTGACCCACGCAGAAAGAGATGACCTCTATGAAAATAGAATTAATCCAATAGCTTCATTCCCTGGTCAGAACCTCGTTGTGTTTGGACAAAAGACATTACAATCTAAACCATCAGCATTGGATAGAATCAACATTAGAAGATTATTAATTTCATTACGTAAGTTCATAGCTTCTACCTCAAGATTCTTGGTGTTCGAACAAAATAGTAACGCTACTAGACAAAGATTCTTAAATGTGGTAAATCCATTTTTAGAGTCAGTTCAACAGAATAGTGGTCTATCAGCATTTAGAGTTGTTATGGATGATACAAATAACACACCTGATGTTGTTGATAGAAATCAGTTAGTAGGTCAGATATTTATTCAACCTACAAGAACTGCTGAATTCATAGTGTTAGATTTTGTTGTTCAACCAACAGGTGCAGCATTTCCAGAGTAATCAGACACTTAAATAAACAAGTAAAGAACCCCACTAACGTGGGGTTTTTTATGCTATAAAATATAAAAATTTGTTTGTGTGATATTTATTTATGAGTTGAAAAAAGATTTATTTAAGGAGATTGTAAATGGCTACATTGGCACCTGACCAAATCATGTTTACACCTTTTGAACCTAAAACTAAAAATAGGTTCATTATGTATATTGAAGGGATTCCAGCATATCTTATTAGAGCTATGAACAGACCTTCAATTGAATTTGAAGAAATAGTATTAGACCATATTAATGTAAAAAGATATGTAAAAGGTAAAGCAGCATGGCAACCTATCGAAATCACTTTATATGACCCAGTTGTCCCAAGTGCAGCACAAGCTGTATTAGAGTGGATTAGATTAGGACATGAATCTGTTACAGGCCGTGACGGATATTCAGATTTTTATAAAAAAGATGTTACTTTTAATCTTTTAGGGCCAGTAGGTGATGTTGTTGAAGAATGGGTTCTAAAAGGAACATACATTCAAAGTGCAAACTTTGGTGATATGGATTACTCTGTTAGTGAACCAGCAGAGATAAGTTTAACATTACAATACGATTACGCAATCTTACAATTCTAATAGGAGAATAAAATGACTGAATGGATAGCAGCAAATTGGGAATATGTTTTAATAGTAATTTACGCATTAGAAAAAATAGTAAAACTTACCCCAACTAAATACGATGATATATTATTTGATATGCTTCTCAAACCAATCAAAGAGAAATTTACACCATCAAAATAAAATAGTTTTTCAGAATATAAGGTTATAATTATAATTGGTTGTAAAATTATTTCATAGGAGTCAATATGGCAAATTACGAGTTCCCAACCGAGACAGTTGACCTGCCTTCAAAGGGACACTTTTATTTTCAAGGACATCCTTTATCTAGTGGTAAAGTAGAATTAAAATACATGACTGCTAAGGAAGAGGATATATTAACATCACAAAATCTAATACAACAAGGCACTGTAATTGATGTATTATTAGAATCACTCATTGTTGATAAATCAATCAAGGTAGAAGATTTATTAGTCGGTGATAAAAATGCATTAATGGTTGCTGCACGAGTTTTAGGATATGGTGCTGATTATGAGTTTGAATATGATGGAGAGAAACACACTGCTGACTTGAGTAAATTAGAACCATTAGATATAGATTTTTCAAAGTGTCCTAAAGGTTCAAATGAATTTGAATTTGAATTACCTACAGTAAAAAAGACAATTAAATTTAAATTATTGACTGGTAAAGATGAAAAGATTATCGATAGTGAATTACAGGCACTAAAAAAAATAAATTCTAACATATCAAAAACACTAACGACTAGATTAAAACATATGATTGTTTCGGTTGATGGTGAAACTAATAAATCAGAAATTGTTAAATTTATTGATAATCAATTCTTATCAAGGGATTCTCTTGCGTTTAGAAAATATTTAGAGACGATTACACCTGATATGAATATGACAACAAAAATTACATCCGCAGATGGAAAGGAGACGAGTGTGGTGATACCAATCACCCTTCGATTTTTTTGGCCTGCCGGATGATTATAAGAGAGAAATCCACGAACAAATATTCCAATTAATTCTTCATTCAAAAGGTGGATTTAATTTTGGTGATGCCTACAATCTACCTGTATATCTACGAGTATTCTACTTAAAAAGATTAACCGACTATTATAAAAAAGAAGCCGAAGAAGTTAAAAAACAACTTAACAAACACAAGTCAATTCGGTAAAATCTACATTTTATATATTTATTATTGAGTTATATTCTTAATTTGGAGACAAAAATGCCGAAATATAAACCAATCAAAGAGGGTGTTTTAGACAACTTCGTATCAGCTGTTTTTACAAGAGTTGGTAAAGGTATAGAATCCGCTGCACTCAAAAAGATAGCTAAGTCAGACCCAGATTTAGCTAAACAATTTAAAGATTTACAAGATACTAAAAAAAGATTAGAAAAAACCCTTGACAAAAAAACAAAACAAGCGATTAAAAAAGGTGAGGTGCCTGATTACATAAAGAACTTTGGTAAGTAATAGATGGCTGACGACTTAAAGAAAAATCTGAGAAAACTTGGAGTAACGGACGCAGAGTTTGCAAAAGCTATGGCAGATTCGACTGCACAAATGAAAGAACAAGAAGCTCTTGCTAAAAAATTAACAAATAGATTTGAAACCTTAACTCAAAATCTTAGAGAACAAGGAGCGATAGCATCTCAACTAAATGGAAATACCTTAGAAAGAAAACTAATAGCTGAAGCTATTAAAGAAACCGAGGGGGACATCACAAAAATTTCAAAGGATGACCTTGCTAATATAGGAGAGAAAGTAGCTAAACAGAAAAAGTTAGGCACTGCAATAAATCAAATCTTACCAGGTGTCACGAGTTTTGCATCAGGTGTTGAAGATGCAGCTAGAGGTATGTCGGGTATATTGGGGCCAGCAGCACTGGCAGTCGCATTATTCACTGCTTTAGCCAAGTTAGCACTAGATTTTGCTAAAAATGTGGCAGAGACAAGAAAAGATTTAGGTGTTTCAGCAATTACCGCAGCAAAATTACAAGGTGAATTTAAATTATTAGGATTTCAAGCTAAAGCATTTGGTTTAGACATTGAAGATGTAAAAAATGCACAAAGAGCAATTTTATCAGATTTAGGAGCTAGTGTAAGAGAAGCCACGGATTTAAGTTTAAGTTTTGCTAGGACAGCAGCTGCAACAGGTCAATCTTCAGAAGATTTAGCAAAGACATTATCTGTTATGGAGTCTATGTCTGATTTGAGTAGGGAGATTTTACTTAATCAAATAAGAACAAATGCAGCAATGATTGAAGCAGCAGGTGTAGCACCAGCACTTGTGATGAGAGACATAGCACAGAACGCAGAGTTCTTTGCAAAATTTGCTAGGGATGGTGGACAAAATATTATAGACGCTGGTGTAGCAGCTAGAAAACTTGGTCTTGAATTAAGTGCAGTAAATTCAATATCAGAGTCATTATTAGATTTTGAAACAAGTATTGAAAAACAATTAGAAGCTTCATTACTTATTGGAAGACAATTAAATCTTGACAGAGCTCGTCAGTTAGCATTAGCTGGTGACCAAGAGGGTGTTGTCGAAGAGATAAGAAGACAAGTAGGTGGTGAAGCAGAATTCAACAGATTAAATGTAATCGCTAGACAAAAATTAGCAGATGCAGTCGGAGTAAATGTTGAACAATTATCACGGATTGTGAGAAATAATACAGCAGCATCAGTAGGAGCAGCCGCTGGAGCAGCAGGTGATAGTGGATTAGGTAGTAAAGTTGATGAGACAAATTCTATATTAAGAAGTGGTTTTAGAAAACTTGATTAATGGAGTATTGATTAATGTCTTTTATAACAAATAATAGTAGATTAGATGATTTGGATAGACCAAAACCAACACCTAAAAAAGAGCCAATAACTCTTAATCAAGGTGTAAATTTTATTCAAGACGATTTTGCTAAGGGATTCACGATAAATAAACAACCTAAATCTACAGATTTTATAGACATCAATACTAACAAACCAATCGATGAAACCTCAAATATACCACAAGGTAAACCACAAAAATTTATAGATAGTAGAGGAAACACCCAACAAAAATTTAGTTCTGGTCGACCTTTTACATTAGTTCATAAAACTTCAAGATTATTAAGATTACATGAGGGTGGTGTTGGTGCAGATACATTAAGACAAA